CCCATGTTGTTCTGCGCGGCTTGCGTACTGCTTTTCATACGCTCCATAGCGTCAGAAACTTCAAGCAGTGAATTCAGCGTATCTTCCGATAAAACGGCACCCGCATCCTCCGCCTCCTGCATGAGTTCTCCGAGAGCATCCGCACCGAGCGAAATCAGCGGGTTCAGGTCTTGCGCGCTTTTCCCGAGAAGGGTCATTGCAAGGCTGTCCCTCTCTGTTTCGTTCTCCATCTGACCGAGCGCGTCAATGATATCCCAATACACTTCTTCGCTGTCGCGCATATTGCCGTCGGCGTCCGTGATGGCAACCCCAAGCCGTTCATACGCGGCAACATAGTTTTTTGAACCCTGCGCCGCGCTTGTCATGCTCTTAATTTGTTTTGCCATAGAACCTGTGAGAGTTTCAAGAGAAACGTCAACGAGTTCGGCGGCGTACCCGTAGGCTTGCAGGGATTCCGTAGAAACACCGGTCTGCGTGGACAGGGTTGCAATATCATCCGCATACAACGCCGCTTCCAGAGCCATGTCAGCCATTGCAGAAACAGCAGCACCGGCGGCGGCACCGATGGCGGTCACGGTGGCGGCTATTGCAGTGCCTACAGAAGCAAGAATGGAACCAAGATTTTCAAACTTTCCGCCTGCATCGTCAGCAGCTTCGGCGGTTTCTTCGGTTTCGTTGGCTAAATCCTCAATGTTATCGGCAGTATCATCCGCCTGTTTCCCAAAATCATCAACCGCAGTTTCCGCTTTACGCAGTGCCGCTTCTGCTTTGGCAACTTCGCGCTGATAGTCCCGGTATGCCTCCCCGCTGATTTTTCCGGATTTGAACTGTTCTTCAACTTCCGCCTGAACGTCATGCAGCTTCTGAACCTTTTCGGCGGCAGTTTCAACCGCTTTCCCAAGAAGTTCCTGCTTCTGCGCGAGAATATCCACGTTTGTGGGGTCGAAATCAAGCAGCTTGTCAACTTCCCGCAGTTCTTTTGCGATACTGGCACTTTCTTTGTTTACACCCTGTAACGCTTTATCAAGCCCGGAGGTTTCGCCGCCGATTTCAACGGTTATCCCTTTGATTGCACCCGCCATATTCTCACTTCCTTTCTTTTCCGGTCAGCTTCCGCATGGACGCTCTATCTAAATCTGTTTGTTCAAGGATCCAGCATTCTTCTAAATATTCCCGTCCTTTTTTGCTTTGGGACAGCGTATAGATAACCGCGTCCCGCAGCAAAAGGAGATAGTCATAATAACAGAGTTCACCCACTTCAACAATGGACAGCCCTGTATATTCCATAACCCATTTTTCCGGACGGGTCTGAACGGAATAATGTACCCCATCACCATCCTCCGGCTGTGGGCAATAGGGTATTTTTAGTTTGGGTTTTTATGCAGCCCTCTCATGAACGCGGTATATTCCTTGATGATCGTCGCGGCTGTCATGGGGTCAACTTCTTCCAGTTCCTCCGCCGTGACCGTGATACCGGCAGTGTTGTTGTTCATAATCACCGCAAGCAGCTTGTACATTTCATTGATTTTTTCAATGCCGCTTCCGCCCTTCTGAAAGTTCGCGGCAGTTTCGGTGATTTCCGTGAATGTGTTTTTGGAAGCCGGAATCAGATTCAGGGGCGTTCCGTCCTTTTCGATACCGCTTTCATAGGTGGGCTTTTTTCTGGTAATGGTAATCATGGTATATCCCTTTCTTTTTTGTGTTGATTTAAGAAAAATGCGGCGTGAGAGTTCGAAGGAAATCCGAAAGTTCATTCGGTATTTTTCGGATTCTGCCGCCGCATTTTTATTTCATTTTCGTTTTGGGTTCAGGCATCCTGTTCGGGGTCGTAGGCGGGTTCACCGTCCGCCGGTTCGTCACTTGCCGCCGCAGCCGCATTTTCACCGATGATATCTTCTTCATAGATAATCAGGGTGCCTTCATCGTCGTGGGGTTCAGCGGCGAATTCCGCATTGATAACGGTTTCTTTGTCCTTGACGAAAGCAATAGACAAACCCGCCTGATTGGTGCCGACGATAGTCACGCGGCAGTCACCATCAACAGCGTCTTTGTGACGGAAACGAACGAGATACTTGTCATTCTTCTGATTGGCAATACCACCGATTTTTACAATACGTTTCTTGCCGTCCGTACTGGTGGAAACACGCGCCGTGGAAACCAGCTTTTCAAGCGTGTTTCCGTTCCATGTCATGACACCGCTTTTCAGAAGGGCTTTTTCGTCAGTGACGATGGTTTTGGAACGCTTGCCGCTGTCACTGATCGCGGTATATTTTTCAATGGTATATTCCAGTGTTGCGCCGCCGCTGATTTCACCGAGCTGGTTTTCATCCGTTTCGATGGTTGCATCTTCGGGAATAGTACCGCTGAAAAGCATACAGAACAGATCGCCGCTTCCGAGAACAATTCTATCCTTGTACATATTTACCTCCTGTTTTGATTTTGGAAGAAACAGAAAATTCATAGGTAATGCGGAATACTTCGTCCGCATCGTTAAAATCTTCTGATTTCTCTATTTCATGTTCGGAAAATTGGGTTTCGATGGCTTCTTCAAGATCGAATTCTTTTTCTGCTGTGTACAGTTCAATGACTACATCACTTCTGCATACACGGTTTCTTGTATCCGTACCGCTGAACCGCTCCCGTTCAAAGAAGTACAGAATGTATGGAATGGCGGGAATTTCTCCTCCTTTGAATTTCCGATATCCATACGGTATACCGACGGCATCCAATTTCCGTTTTACATAGTTGTTTACGCTTTCGGGGTTCATTCGATTTCCTCCCCCCTTACTGCTTTTTCACAGAGTTCCGGCAGACGTTTCCGCGCCAGTTCTTCCCCATACCGGATATGAGGAAAAGCCCGGGTGTGTGTCCCGTCCCGGTTCCGATGTCCGTTTTCAAGCAGATGGGTCTTTCGGAACTGCGGGGCTTTCACATACCATGTGTTCCGCTTGTTCAGCTTATCTTCGTACCGGGTCTTTGTGGCGAACGCCCGGACGTATTTCCGGGTACGCTGGGTAAACGGAATCCGCAGCTTGATTTCTTCCGCCGCTTCTTCCGTCACCTTGTCAACTGCCTTGTGCATCCGTTCCGCAACGCCGTCCGAATATTCTGTAAGGGCTTGCGCAATGGCATTTCCAAGTTTGTCCGGGGTCACACGTTCACTCATGTTACACCAGCCTTTTCCGATAAGTAAAGCTGTGTATAATCGTTCGCCATAGGGTACCGGCGGTAAATGGCATACACTTTTTCTTTGTATTTCACTTTCAGCGCGTCCCGGTCATCACTTTCCGTATCAATGACAAGACAAACCTCCGCGCGGATATCCAGCGCACCGGCATTGAAAAACTCTGTTCGTGTGATCGGAAGTTCTGCGCAGAAAACAAGCTGTTTTTCGGTGTACGGCGGGAAATACATGATATTGTCAAGGGAATAGAAATCGCCGCTTTTGCTGATATTTTCAAGTTCCACGGTTTGCACGTCCTTTCGCTTTCCGGTTTTTGATTCTGGTGTCAAGGTGTTGGGGCATCGCCTTCCCACCGTCACGGTTCCGGTAATTGAATTCAGCATAATCCGCAAGCAGCATATTATCTTCAACCTCCTCCAAGTTGAGATGAACGCCGCGCCCTTTCAACTCCGCAAAAGCCGCGTCAAGCATGGAAAGATAATATTCATCACGCTTGTTGTGAGTTACACCGAGCGCGGTTTTAAGCAGCATCAAGGCGGTTGCAACATTTCCTGCCATGCTTTACGCCTTCCTTTCGTGAAATTATTCGTCTTCTTCATCCACGGAAGCCGCAGCGGTGTCCGCGTTGGCTGTATCTTCCGCGAATTCCACAGAAGTTGCGCCGTCGGTGGTGTCGATGGTAAACATGGAGAAGCCCTCCCCGATGGCGGGACCACCGTCATAGCGTCCGGTTCCCTTGAATACGGTATTGTCCTGAATGAACATAGCGTGTTCAGACTTCGTTACGGTGCCGCCCTCGCGTTCCACAAGAAGGTAAAGGTTGCCGTAACCACCGGCAATGACGTTATCCGGCATGAAGCCGAGCTTTTCAATGGAACCGCCCACAACCGGCATCTTCCCGCTGATACCTGTGGTGATGGCACCGGCAGCATTGAAATTCACCAGCTTTGCCATGAGTTTGGAATAGGTTCTTGCGTTCATACACCAGAACTTTGTATCATCGTCACCGAATTCGGAATCAGCCGCACCCAGCCCGAGAACCACTTCACTGAAAAATGCTTCCGCGCTCAGAGTGGCGGAGGACAGCTTGCCGATGTGGGATTTGGAAATGTCGGTGAAGTCGGGCGCACCGTCACCGAAATCACGGGGGGCGGTAGTTGCCGCAAGGCGGGGAACGATACCAAGAAGGGTTTTCTTGCCGTTACCGTAGACGATAGCCTTATCAAGACCGCGCCCAAGGGATTTACCGATAATATCGGTGATTTCCACAAGAAGGTTGATATCGCTGTCGTTCAGGATGTAGTTGGGAACCGGAACGAAACCTGCAACTTTGTAGCCGTCCACTTCCATCACGTTGAAAACAAGTTCCAGTTCGTTCAGAACACCCTTCATTTCCGTCCAGATCGCTTCCGGAACGGTTGCAATGATGGGCTGACGCGCCTTTCCCTTGACCGGCTTGAAGTTGACGTATTTAATGAGTTTGGAATATTCCTCAATCTTTTCGCGGATGGGTTCCAGAACCTCCGTGGGAATATTCAGTTCCGCACCGGTGACAGCGCGGGATTCACCCTTGCCAAGTGCGCGAATGTCACTCAGCCATTTTTTGACATTGTCGCGTTCCACGAAAGGCGCAAGACGCTTGCGCAGTTCATATTTACGCGCAGAAGATTTTCTTTCCATGTTTTCTGCTCCTTTGTTGTTGTGGGGTTCGGGTTCGGAGGTTTCGCCGCCGGATTCACCGGAAGGGGTCTGCTTGCCGATTTCGGAAAGTTCCTTTTCAAGACGTTCGATTTCGGCTTCTGTGTCGGAAATCTTTTTGTCGATATCCGCTTCTTCCACTTCCTTTTCCAGTGCGGAAAGGTCGTTTTCGATGGCTTCCATATCTGCGTCAGGGGTTGCACCGGCATCCGCAAAACGCTTTTCAATGTCTGCCTTGCGTTCCTCAAAACACTTGCGCTGACCGAGAAGGTCAGCAAGAGAACGCTTTGCTTTTTCAAGCATGAGATTGACACGGAGCTGTTTCAGCATTTCAGTTTCTCCAATCTTTCTTTGATGTTTTTTGCCGTGGCTTCACGGCTTCGGGTCTGATGTTTTTCAAAGTCCTTTTTCCTTGCCTGAATTTCGGTCTGCGGGTATGCAGGGAAAGGACAGATAGAAACTTCACCCGTATCGGTATCAAGGACGCGCCACAGGATAGAACCGTCCGGCAGTTCGTTCCATTCTTCGGAAACGGGGAAAAATCCGAAAGAACACCCGTCAACGTCACCGCGTTCCACACGGGAATAAATATCAAGAGCCTGTTTGTCATTCTCATTGATACGCACCGAACCGAAAAGCCCGTGTGCATCGGTGTGAAGCGTCAGCGTTTTATTTCCGGTACGCCCAAGCACGATATTGGTATCATGATTGTACAGGCACCGGATATCATTGTTTTTCAGGCTGTTGTCAAAAGCCGCCGGGTCGATTTCTTCAAAGGTTCCCGCCCAAAGTTCGGTTCTCTGATTGAATACGGCGAAATACCCTTCGATGTATTTTCCACCATCTTCCGCCGCCCGGGTCTTAAATTCACCGACACGGAATGAATTCCTTTTATCATTCATTTTCGTTCACCCCCTTATCAAGTTTTTTCTGTTTACTGATATCCCCCACTTTGATATAGTTTTCCAGAAGGGCATAATCGTTCATGCCTTCTGCATTGCTGGGAGAGTAATCAAATTCCCCGCGCCCTTCATTGCGGGACAGCATACCGCCATTTACCATGTTCAAAACATAGGTACTTTTTTCGGCAAGTGAATACTGCATGAGGGATTTCGGATTGAATTTGAAATACCATGAAGGGGCATACAGCAGCTTTTTGGTCATTTCCTGCTGAATGATTTGGGCAAATCCCATGATCGTGGAGGAAATGAAATTATTATATGCGTCCTTGTTGAATTCCCCGATACCCACCAGAAACGGCGGAATGCCGCAAGCCGCCGCAATACTCCGGGTGTCCAGCGTGATACTGTCCTGTATTGCGAGGTCTTGCAGCGTGAGGGGCTGGATTGTCTTGATATCCAGTTCACCGGCGGGGATAAGCCAAGGTTCACCGCGTTCGGTTTCATCCGCATAACTGCCGAGAATCTTCCGACGTTTCGCCGGGTCTTGCAGTTCTTCCGCATCCGAATTGATGGAAATGACAATGGACGGCTTCCATTTGCTTTTCAGAAAACCGGTTTTCGTTGCTTCCGCCTGCAACAGATTATTGACTGCATCGTAAATCTGCGGGGCGAATCCCGTTCCCCGGAATGGCTTTGCGCTGTCCGGTACCAGCGGGAAGTGAAGCACTTCCTCCGAATCGTACATTCTGCCGCCCGAAATTATGTAATATCCCGACGCACACCCGATGTTATCAATAGTTACGCCGGAACCGGGAAGCAGTTCCAGATTGTCAAGCATGGTACCGTCATACGTTGGAAAAACAACGGAATTGCCGAAAATAATCATATCGGACACAATGCGGTAAATGAAATTTTTGCGTATCATGTAACGGCTGGGGGAAATGTCGATTTTCTTTGACAGTTCATTTCGGATACGGGTGTCCCCGTGGGTGCCGTTTTCCATGAGCATGATTGTCATATCAGAAACCATGTCCGCGATTTTATGAGCACAGCGCAGTACAACTTCATTCTGCGAAAGGGGTTTATACCCCATCGGCGCAAGAATGTCGTGCGCTTCATCGGAATTCAGAAGAATTGCTGTTCTCGTTTTGGGTTCATCCCGTGCCCGGAAAATACCGTTTTTTGCCCTCTCAAAGATGTTCATAAAAATACCTCACTCAAACCAACCGTCTAATTTGTTTTTGCTGTCCTGAAGGATAATGTGCTGTTTACAAGCGATAACACCGGCATCGAACAAATCCATGCGGTGTGTTGCGTCAACTTTTTCATATCTCATACGTTCGTCAGGGTCTTCAATCGCCTTTACATTCCCGATACAGTATTCAAAAGCCTTGCTGTGAACATAGTACAGGGCTTTGTCATGAATCCGCTTTTCAAGGTACCGGAATGCTTCTGACTTCTTCCAATACTGCTGATCGCCGTTTTCCATTTTGAACCCGGCATTCTTCATGAACTTTACAAAGTCGCGGGATTTGTACTTGTCAAAGGAAACGCATTTGATTTTGAACCCCATTGAACGCCATGCCTTGAACTGTTTTACAACATCGGCATAATCAATGGTTTCCCCGTTGCATAATGTTAGCCACCCTTCGTCACGCCACCAGAAGAACGGGATTTCATCTTCATCCGCTTTTTTCTGCGCCGTAACAACGGGCATGAATCCATGGGAAATGATGATCGAAACCGGCTTGCCTTTGTAGGTGTATTCACCGTACAGGTCAGCAGCGGTCAGGTCATGGGAAACAGACAAGTCCGCGCCTCCTACCCATGTTATCGGCAGTTTTGCCAGTTCCGCAAGCGTCCAGTTGTAGCATTCGTCGGAAGCCTGTACCTCCGAAATATCGAAATAAGCGTTTGCGACGTTGGTATATACATTCAGGGATTTATTCAGAAAATTATTACGGCTTTTCGGGTCGGCGGCAGCTTGCAGAGCGTCCGCAAGAATGTCCTTCGCCCGGATGGTTATGCCGTAATTCGGATTTGCTTTTTCATGTTCCACGGGATTTGTATAATCCCCGGGGTCATCGGCTTTGCAGATGAAAATAAAATATTGTTCGTCCTGTACCGTACCGGCAAGAATTTTCTGACAGAGCCGCAGACGGTCATAACAAAAACTGTTGATGTTCTTACCGGCGGTTGTGATACCGATAAGCAGCTTGTTCACATAGGCTTTCATAGCGTCCTTGTAAACAAGATAATCATCCGGCGAACGGTACGCATGGATTTCGTCCAGCAGTATCAGGTTGCCGTTGATACCGTCTGCCATTTGGGAATTGTTTGCAAGTGCCTGAATAGAAATAGAGCCGACAAGGTTATCATCATCGTCAGTGAATTCACGGGAAATGGAATGTTCCGCATTGCTGTCAAGAACATGGAATTCATCCAGTTCGCCCATATACCGCAGATTCTTCACGATGAAATCAAAGGATTCCAAAGCGCGGTCAAGGCGGTTTGCGATTATGTACGCGCTGGAAGCGGTTCGCCTGTCGAGAAGGGACAACGCCCACACAAGGGAAGCCGCAAAAGGCGTTTTCCCATTCTTGCGTGGAATGAAAATAAATACTTCCTTGAACCGCCGTTCATCAGTACCGGCAAGGAAGAACCCGGCAATGTTGTAGCAGATGAATTTTTCCCACGGTTCCAGCAAAAAGGGCTTGCCGGTCTTTGTTCCCTTGACGTGAACAATGGTGCTTTCGATAATCTGAATAACGAATTCCGCATTTTCAGGGCGGAAGTCATATTCTAAATTTTTGAGATCGCGGAAGAACCGTTCCGCAGCCTGTTTCAATTCGACACAAGCGTTTTTCTTGCCCGTTTGGATAGAATCGGCGTACAGCATAACCGTGTCATAATTCTGGTATTCACTGAACGCCTGTACACTCCCGCTCATATCAACGCCCCAGTTTGTCAAGCGCACTTGTCAGCTTACTTGTTTTCTTGCGGGATTTCATTTCAGCTTCGTTGATACGCTTCATGCCGGAAGGCGATAACCCGAGCCTGTCCTCCTGCTGGGCAATATCACGCCGCAGTTGCTCAATAGCCGAATAAAGGGCGGTTTTCCGTTCGTTTGTCGCACCGGATTTGTTTGTGTATTCCTCCGTGACTTTGCTGCCGGTATCGAAAAATTCCCGGCTAAGTTCTTCGTACTGATACCGCATCTGTGCATACATCCGGATTGCCGGTTCAAACTGAACCCGATATGTGCCGAGCGCGGTCATATCTTCGGTGGTTTTCTTTGCAATTTTTTTGATTTTCTTTTCCGCTTCCGTCATTGCCATGCCGCCCATTTACCCCCTTTGCTGAAAAATTCGGCGCATATATACATACTTCCACTCGCCGGTGTCCAAGGCAGGAAAATATTTCAAACAGGGGTGGGGGGATAACGAAACCGCGCGGCTTTGCGTGTGTTCATGATTTTTTAATATTTATAATTTTATTATAAATATTACTCCGTCCGCCGGTTCCGTTCATCCGGGAACCGTAGATTGAACCGGTACTTACCAACTGCCACCGTGAAAAATCAAGCGAATAGCCGCAGCCGGTCAAATCAACCGAGAAAAAGAGCGTTCAAAAACGGCTGAAATTTAACCGAAACCCGCTGTTTATTCACGTTTTCTGCCCCAACTCCCGCCTTTTTCCGGGTGCATTTTGTTGTGACAGGCATCACACAAGGAAACAAGATTACTGTCAACAAGTGCAAGTTCCGGATGGTGTTCAAGTTCCTTGATGTGGTGAACGGTTGTAGCATCGCGCCGCCGCCCATATTTCCTGCATTCAACGCACATATAACCATCCCGTTTGAGTATCGCGCGGCGTTTCTTCTTCCACCGCATTGATTTATAAAACGAATTTGTCATGATATACCCACCCTGCTAACCCTCGCCGGACGCTATGCCGACGTGCCGTGTATTCTACTTCATGGTACCATGTTATCACAAATTCATCTGTGATACGGCTCATGTTATGAAGCCGCACAACCGCGCCAGTTCATAGCAATACTTTTTCTTTTCGCGTTTGAAGGTGGAAAGGCTGACTGGAAGATTATAACGGCGCACAAGCAATTCATACGGATATTCATACCGGTTCACCAAATTGTACTTGATGGCTTCAATCAGGTTTTCGCGCTCCCGCTGTGCAGCTTCATCAAGGGCATAGTTCACCCCCACAACGCGCCCTGCGGCGGTGACATACGTTCTGAACGGTTCTTCCGTTACGCTTTCCACCACACCAGCGCAAGCCTTGACAATGCCGTGAGGTAGTGTGTTTTTGCTCATTTCTCTTTTTCTCCCCCAAGATAGAATTCAAGTGCTTTGATCGCGGCGGCAGCACCGTACACCACAAAAGCGCAATAATTCTGCCGTTTCAAACCGGTTATCCATTTCTCCTGCGCATCACTCACCACACCGCCCTCCGCTTTCAGTTCGATGTATAAGCCGTGAAAACCGCGCCGCGCTACAGGCAAGCATAAATCCGGAACACCGGCTTTCACTCCCTCACGCTTGAACCGTGCCGCTTCCGGCTTGCTCCGCTTCCCGCCGTTGGGAATGTGATACAGCAATTCAAGTTCCGGGTATCTGCCCATATTCCATGCGCACCATTCAAAAATCATTGCCTGTTCGTCAGATTCTTTTGTGCGGTAAAGGTTTTGATACTCTGTTTTTGTCATTGTCCGCCCTCCTGTTCCATTCCGCATCCCTGCGGTAAAGGTATATCGTGATAAAATGCGCTTTCGGTATCGGTGTTTTTTCTTCGGCGATGAAAAAGTTTTTCGGTGTCGGTTCAACAGCAGCCACATAATAACCCGGGTACAGGTTTTCAATGTATTCCCAATCATCCGGGTGCGCGTCGATGTACGCCGCATCCTTCGCCCGGATTCTGTAATCATTCTTGAAAATTTCCTTGTTTGGGCGCGGACGGGTCAGGTTCTTCGATGAATTCCATGTCCGGGCAACGGTGTCCTCCTCCTGTTCCCGGAGGATTTTCTGCTTTTTCGCTTTTGTCCCGTATTTCGATAGCCCTACAAGCCCCTTGTTGTTGAAGCGCAGCCGCCGTGAATTTGCGTAACCATGCCCCCACAGTTCCTCTAGCGTGTCCCGATCAACGCCGCCGGTGATGAAAACATGATGGTGAATCTTTCCGCTTTGGGTGCCGCGTTCCGTGAAGTATATGTATTTGAGTTCTCCAAGCCCGTTCTTTTTCCGGAAATAACGGACGCGCCGGAAAAAGTTTTTCAGGCAGTTGTCAGCTTCCGGGATTCCGTCGGGCTGGGTGTCATACGAAAGGCGGATAAAATAATCCTGCGCCGTGAAGTTCAGGTGAAGAAGGTCGGCAAGCATCCGTTCCCGGTTGGTCTGATTCAATTTCTTCTGTACCAACGTGCTTTCTTTGTTTCGCTTGCCGCGCTTGCCTTTGGGTTCCCGCCGAACCGGGTACCAGTGCGCCCGGGCAAAGTCACCCGTTTTTATGATTCTTTCGCGTTCCGGCATTGTGCCACTCCATTTCATATCCGGCAATGTGGAAAACTCTGCGAGTTTGCCCACAATGCCT